TAAAAGACTCGGATGCCGAGTCATACAAATCGAAAACCTCGCTTGGACGATTGAATCGAGCGAAGCAAGCCGAGGTAGTTGCTTACTCATTGGTAGCTACGGCGGCAAACAATCAAAACCCAGTCGCTATGCGGGCGGCGGTGCAAGGATGGGGCGAGGCAAAAAAGCGAGTCGCAGAAGCAGAAATGGAACACGCTCGATGGGAAGAAGTGAGCCGAGTCACAGTTCGCATGGGGGAAGTGCAAGAATGGATAACGAAGTGGCACGGAGCAATCAGATCGCTTCTGGATGCCCTTCCTTCGAGCCTAGCGGCCAGAGCAAACCCATCAGACCCAGAGTGTGCAAAGCAAGCCATCCAAGACGGAATCAATCAAATCTTCGTTACCATCCAGAAAGCAGAGGGGGCGTTTAAGTGAACGAGTGCTTCCTCATTATTATCGCCACCCTTGGTTTGCTAGGATTGATTCTGCCATACTTTGATGAATGAAACGATCTATGAAAACAAAATACAAACCCACACAAGTCGCCCTAGCATATGCCGCTCAGTCTGCACGATGCCACCTATATACACCCAATTATACGGGCGTTCCCGATGGCCTTCCGATGAGAGTTGGATGCTTCGACCCAATATATCCAAAAACAAAAGAGGGCGTTGGAAGATTCTGGATGGTTCACTTTCACCACGCAGTAGTAAGGGATGGAGTTGATGCTCTTGCCCTACATAAAAAGCTATTAGATATTTTAGAATATAGAGACTTGTGTTCTTATGATGTTCCATTCGTCACAGAAGCATACGAGTCTGGATGTTCTTACGATGATTCAACGGAGGAGTGGTGAAACGCTCTCCCCTCAAACGCAAAACCCCACTAAAGCGAGGCGGGAAACTACGCCGAGTATCTGCCAAGAGACGAAAGCAGAACGAGGTTTATTCTGATGTGCGAGAGAAGTTTCTTCTCAAAACGCCAGTCTGCCAAGTGTGCCAATGTAAAATTGCAACTCAAATTCACCATCGCAGGGGAAGATTTGGGGATAGGCTCAACGAGGTGGAGTTCTTCTTGGCCGTGTGCTTCGAGTGCCATATTAAGATTCATATGAACCCAGCGTGGGCGTATGCAAAAGATTATCTGGTTAAGAGATGAACATTGGGGCGTTCAGCCGTAGTTTCTTTGAGCCAAGGGAACAACTCTCAATCCCAGAATGGGCAGAGAAAAACCTAACCCTTTCGGCAAGAGTAACGAACATACCCGGAGCGTATTCAACAACTCTCACACCCTATGTCCGTGAACCTCTAGAGGCTTTTGGAGATGATTCAATTCGCAGGGTGGTGTTGGTATGGGGAGCGCAGACCTCAAAGACGACAACGATTCTCGCTGGCCTAGCCTATCGAATCGCAGAACGCCCTTGTCCGGTCTTGTGGGTGATGCCCTCGGAACATCTAGCCCGATCATTTACAGAAACCCGCTGGCTTCCAATGGTGGATGATTGCCCAGCCCTAGCCAAAGAGAAACCAGACAACACCGACAAGATCAAAATCCTAGAGCAACATTTTAAGCGATGCTCGGTCTGGTGGGCGGGAACAAGTGCCTCGGCTCTTTCCAGTCGCTCCATTGCCTTGCTCTGTATGGATGAGGTGGACAAGTTTCCAGAGCAAGCAGGGTCGGGGAGGGAAGCCAATCCGGTGCAGTTAGCGGAAGCACGAGTCAGCACTTATCCAAATCATCTCATCATAGCAACAAGCACCCCGACAACTGCCGACTCAATAATTTGGGCTGAATGGCAGAAGGGGGATATGCGCTTCTACTTTGTGCCCTGCCCTCATTGTGGATTAAAACAAAAACTAATCTGGGGGCAAGTGAAGTGGGACGAAGCGGCCAAGATAGAAGATGGCGTTTATGATTATGCCCTAGTTAAAAGCTCGACCTACTATGAGTGCGAAGGGTGTAAGGGCAAGATTCAAGACGGCCAGAAAACCAAGATGCTCCGAGAGGGGGAGTGGAGGGCAACCAATCTCAAGGGAGAACCGGCTAGACGCTCCTATCACCTCAACGGCCTATACGCTCCGTGGGTTAGCTTCGGGAGCTTGGCAGTCAAGTTCCTGCAAGATAAGCACAGCGGGATTATCGGCCTGCAAGATTTCGTGAACCGAGTTCTTGCCGAGCCTTGGATGGAACACGAATCAGAAAAGATGCAGATAGTTCCCGGTGCTTATAAGATGGGAGAGGTTCGGATGGGGGATAAGCTGATTATGAGTTGCGACATCCAAGAGGCAGGGGGCTTCCACGCTTGGTGTGTGGTTAGGGCTTGGGATTTGGAGGGCAAACCAAGGCTCGTGTGGGCGGGTAGGCTAGAAACTTGGGGCGACATAAAGGCAAAACAAGACGAGTTTGGTGTTGAGGATAAGTGCGTCTTAATCGATTCGGGCGATCAAACCCGAGATGTATATTTGAATTGTTGCAAGAACGGCTGGGTGGCGTTAGTTGGCTCGGACAAGACCAGCTTCTCCGAGATCGTGAACGAGCAGAAGGTTCAAAGGCCATACGCTCGAATCGCAAATGGCGACCCCTTCTCTGGTAAGGCAGTTCAATCAAAGGCAGGGTGGAAGTGGAAGCTCTGCCCGATTTGGCGATGGTCGAACCCATCAATCAAAGACATCCTCTCCCAGCTTCTCAAAGAGGAAGGATTCATCGCCCTAGATACGCCAGATGTCTGGAAGGTGCATATCGAAGCAGAGGTGAAGGTGAGGGTTAAGAATCCTATGACTGGCAGGGAAAGACTTGTGTGGAAGCAAATCGGGAAGCATAATCATTTAATGGATTGCGAATGTATGAACATCGTTGGGGCGGCACTCCACGGACGGCTCAAAGTTTCACCCGCAAGTTTGACAGAGGAGGTTGAGAATGGCGAAGGGTGATTTCATTGGGCTACCCCTTGCTACCCTAACTTCGTTGCGTGATAAATATATCACTTGCCTAGAAGCGATTGCGGTGGCTGGGTCTAGCTATTCGATAGCGGGACGCTCTTTTTCTAGGGCGAATCTTGGGGAAGTTCGTGATACTATCGCAGAGCTAACCCTTGCCATCCAGTCTGTCAACGGCACTCGTATCCGCACGACCTACGCCAACTTCTCGTGAAAAAAGCTCAACTCAATTTAATCGATAAAGCCGTTGCCTTTCTGAACCCGCAAGGGGCAGTTAATCGGATGATTGCACGGCAGAAGCTCGTCAACTTCTCTTACGACGCAGTCAAATATACAAGGGAACGCAAAGGGCCGAGTCAGTTATCGGGTGCAGAAGATTATCGCTCTAACTATGACCGAGTAGAGTTGATGAAAAGGGCGAGGGACTTGGCAGAGAATGTTGGCCTTGTTCGCTCCATCCTTATGAAGTTCGCCAGCCATACCGCCGCAAACATCTCCTACCAAGCCCGAACAGAGAATCCCGAAGTGAATAGCGATGTGGAAGCATACTGGTCTGAATGGTGGGACAAGTGCGACATCTCGACAAGGCACACCGGCTCAACTCTTATGCAAGTGGCGGTGATGTCGATGCTCCGAGATGGAGACTTTCTTTTTGCCCTAGTCCGAGACAAGGAGGGCGATCTCAAACTCCAAGGCATTGAGGCAGATAGAGTGGGTGACCCCTTCAAAGTTTATACCAGCCTCGACCTTATCGGAGGAATCCACATAGACCGAACGACTGGCGCACCCTCGGCTTATGATATTTATTCAAGGAGCATCGGGGATTTCTACACCTACCAAGCAACCATCCCCGCAAGCCAAGCCTTTCACCTATTCGACCCACTTCGCATTGACCAGTATAGGGGAGTAAGTGCTTTCCATACTGCTATCAATGATTGCACAGACATTTACGATATCGTGAACTTTGAGAAGATGGCGGCACGAGTTGCCTCTTCTCAATCCGCAGTTGTTCGCAGGAATAACAACAATGCCTCCGACCTCTCCACCCTCACGAACGATGAGAATGTTAATGGTGATACTATCAAGCTAGAAGCGATTGAGTCTGGCAAAATCTCTTACCTAGAACCGGGTGAAGATATCGTGTTCCCCGATGGGCCGAGCCGTCCCTCTGGTGCGTTTGCCGAGTTCCACAAGATTCTTCTCCGCAATATCTGCCTTGGCCTTGGCATCCCTTACAGCTTCGCCGTTGACCCTTCCGCTATGTCTGGCCCGACTGCAAGACTTGAGATGCAACAAGCAGGGCGCACCTTCCGCAGATACCAGAAGCTCATCGATGATAAGGTTCTGCGACCAATCAAAAACATCGTACTTGCCGATGCCGTCTCTCGTGGGTTGATCGAAAACAATTTGGGAAGCAGAACAACCAAGGGCATATTCAATTTTGGGGCGAATGTCTCGATTGATTTGGGGAGAGAATCGGCATCAGCCATCTCCGAGTTCAAGACTGGCCTCCGAACAGCCGCCGACATCTACGCAGAGCGAGGGCAAGATTTTGAAAGTGCTATGCGACAAAGGGCGATTGAGGCGAAGCTAGTTAAGGATTTGGCAAGTGAATATGAAGTTTCAGCCGATACAATTTCCGATATCGCCGCAGAGGGATTGACCAGAGACTCCCAACAAGCACAAGCAACCCCAACAGAGGGAGAACAGAAACCCGCAGGACAACCTTCGGACGAGGATATGCTCGGTGGTGCTTCACTCAATGGAGCGCAAGTTGCTTCGCTTATCAATGTTATCAATGCCGTGGCAATGGGCGCAGTTTCCAAGGAGGGTGCAGTTTCGATTATCACGGCGGCCTTCCCAACCATCAGCCCAGACCAAGCAAGGGCAATCGTGGCGGGAGTCAACATTGGGACAACTATCCCCACGACCAAAGAAGAGAAACAGCAGATCGCAAAAGACCAAGAAGGGGATTCTTCGGGAGGCTCAACACCCCCAGCCCCAGAACCTACTATGCCCCCGACCGCCCCCACGGCAACCTCACAAAAAAAAAGTAGTTTAGAGATTTTAGAAAGCCTCGACCCAGCTTCTATTAAGATGCTGATTGAGGGGATGATGGGCGGGATTGAGTTAGCAAAATACGATGGGATTGATTTTACACCCCCAGAAGGAGCTAGGGATGCCGCTAAAAGAGCCTTAGATGTGCGGGAGACAAAACCACCCAGCCAAAGGGGAATGACCCCTGTTGGCCTTGCTAGGGCGAGAGATTTAATCAATGGGGTTAAGATGTCTCCCGACACCATCAAAAGAATGAAAGCCTTTTTCGATAGGCACGAAGTGGACAAGAAAGGCTCGACCTTTGCGGAGCAAGGAAAGGGCTGGCAAGCGTGGAATGGATGGGGTGGGGATGCTGGATATTCTTGGGCTAGGAAAGTAGTTGGACAGATGGAATCTAGGGACAAGAAAGAACTAGCAGAACCAGAGACTTGCCCCCTGCCCACTCAAGACATCAAAACAAATCTAGCCAATAGGCAGACAGCCGTGGACGATGCAAACTACGGCCCAGCCAATCCTAACGAACCCAACGAGGACTACTGGAAAGCCAAGGCAGACGAGTTCCAAGGCGATGTAGACACGGCAAAGAAAATGCTTTGCGGAAATTGTGCGGCTTTCAACCAAACCAGCAAACTTCTAAATTGCATAAAAGGCGGGATAGGGATTGATGCTGATGAGGTTGCGGTGGCTGGCGATCTAGGATATTGCGAGATTTTTGACTTTAAGTGTGCGGCCAAAAGGACTTGTGACGCTTGGATTGTTGGTGGGCCGATTACCGATAAGAAAGAAGAACTAGCCCGACCAGTAAGCCAAACCCCAGCCCCTCCTAAAGAAAGAATCAAAGGCTCGAAAGAAAACCCCGAAGGCACGGCATCCACAAGAAGCAAAGCTGGCGACATAGAGATTTCAGCCGAGAACGAGGAGGCATTGAAGAACAAGATTGCCGAGTTCAAGAAAGATCATCCCAAGAAAAACGCTCCTAGCCTTGGAGCATTGAAGAAAGTATTCCGCAGGGGGGCGGGTGCGTTCTCGACTAGCTTTAGGCCAACGATTACCGGGGGAAAGCCCAACTCAAGGAACGCTTGGGCGATGGCAAGAGTGAACAAGTTTCTCAAGATGGCTGGTGGAGGTGAGGTCAAAGACTCCTACCGCAAGGCAGACGGCGATCTCCTTTGACATAATCTAGGCATTTATGCCTTTACCCCTACCTTCCGCAGACGAATCAGAGCAAGACTTTGTATCCCGCTTTATGGGAGACGAGCAAGCTATCAGCGACTTTCCAGACGAACAACAAAGGGCGGCGGTTGCCTATTCTACTTATAGGGACGAGGAGATGGAGGAAATGGAGCTAGGAGGGGTGAGCATTTTGGAGGTGGGAGAGGCTAAAGGACACGACCTTTTCGTGGATAAGATCAGCCTAGAAACCGCCCTCAAACTTATGAGCAACGCCAAGAATGGAATTAAGGTGAAGATCAATCACGGCTCTGGTCTCGAAAGTGTCGTAGCCTTCGCCAGAAACCCAAGAATCGATGGAGACAAGCTGGTGGCCGACCTTCGCTTGCTCCGCAACTCCCCCCACTACGGCCTAATCAAAGAGATGGCCTCCGAAGCCCCCGACCAGTTCGGCGTTTCCCTAGCCTTTGTGAATGAGTCAGAGACGATTGACGGCAAGGATTACATTCGACCCCAGAGCATCGCCTCTGCTGATTTAGTTTCCAGCCCAGCCGCCACAAACGGATTGTTTGAGGAGATGGTGAAGTTTATGGAAAAACTCGGTTATGTGCAAGGAGGCAAGACCATCCCAGCCGTAGCCAAAGAAGCCGTGGAGGAAGCTCCATTTGACAAAAAGGACAAAACAAATATGGAAAACAATTATATGAAAGATATCGAGGACATCAAGGTTCGCCTAGCGGCCATTGAAGATTCGATGAAACCCAAGAACGAAAAGATGGCCGAAGCCCCTGTAGACGAGCAAGCTGTTGCCAAAGAAGATAAGGCAGTTGCCGAGGGTGCAAAAGCCGAAGGCGAATCTGTTGATGAGGAAAAGCAAGAGGAGATGAGCGAAGTGGTGAAGAAAGTTCTGACCGAGTTTGGCATCAAGCCCATCCCTGCCTCACCCTCAATCGAAGTTCCTTCCGAGAAAAAGGAAGAACCCAAAACTTTTGAAGCTCTCGTGGCCGCCCATAGCGACTACGGAACAAGCAAGCTCAAGGCAATGAAAGCCGTGATGCTATCTAACCCAACCGAATACACCGAGGCATTGTCTCGTGGTATTACGAAACTCTAAAGAAGGATAATACTAAAATGGCTACAAATATTGACGGTGGTGCAGTTCGCACCTTTAACTTTGCCTCGGCGATCTCGGCTTACCGATTCGCAGAGATTCACACGGACGGCACGGCTCGTGCGGCTGTTTCCGGTTCTGCTCGTTGCATTGGTTCTACCATTAGCGATGTAGCGGCTGGCGACAACGGCGCAGTCAAACTGTTCTACCCAACCTTTTTTGCAACCTCCGAGTACGGAATCACCGCTGGCAACCTTGTTGCTACGACTGGTTCTGGTCTCGTGACCACGGCGGCCGCCAATACTGGCGTCGTCGGAGTCGCCCTCGAAACTGCTCTTGCTGATGCAGTCATCGAAGTCGCAATTCCTCTAACCCAGTAATTTAACCTAAAAAAGAAAGACTAAAATATATGGCATATGTAAACGGCGGCACAACTATTCGGGCAGACATCAGCCAGGCGTTGATCGAAGCTCCTCAAGCCGACATCGGTTTGATCGGTTCGCAACTCCTCCCCTTGCAGAATGTAGATGCAAAGGCTGGAACATACCTCAAAGTTCAGTTGGCTGGTGGGGAACTCTTGACCAACAATGCTCTAGCTCGTGAAAGCGGCTCGAGCTATTCTCGTGGCATCCGTTCCTTCAGCTCGGCAAACTACGCAACGAACGAGGTAGGTCTGGAAGAGCTAATTCCGGATGATGCGGCCAAGGACTTAAATCGTTTCTTCGCCTACGAGTCTGAAACAGCAAAGTTCTTGCTCCGTCAGTTGAAGCTCTCCCACGAGAAGCGGGTATCCGATCTTCTCTGGAACTCAACGACTCCCTTCACCATCGCCGATCAAACTCGTGCAGTTGCCTACACCCAAGCCTTAGTGGCAACGGTTGATGTAGCTCGTGATGTGGCGGCGGCTAAATTGGCTCTTGCCCAATATGGTTACGAAGCGAATTGCGTTGCGATGTCTGCCAATGTGTTTGAGTTGATTCGTCGCTCCACCCTCCTCCAGAACCAGTTCTTCGGAGTTATCTCGAATACTGGTGCTAGGTTGTTGAGCGAAGCTGAAATTGCGGCGGCTCTGGGAGTTCAGAATCTCCTCGTAGGCCGTGCGGCTTACAACACAGCTGGCAAGAACAAAACCTATTCTGGTTCGTTCGTTGTTCCAGACACCAAGATCATCGTAGGTCAGATTGCTGGTGGTGAGTTCACCGCTGGTGGAATCGGACGCACCTTGGTCTGGTCGGGTGACTCGGCTGGTGGTTTCGTCTCTGAAAGCTATCGTGACGAAGCTCGCCGTAGCCAAGTGTTGCGTGTGCGTATGAACACCGACGAGGTCGTGATTGACCCGAATGCGGCGGTTCGTATCACCACAAACTTCGCCTAAAGAATTGTTGGTTCATTGAAGAAGGGGGAGTGAGGGAAACCTTGCTCCCCCTTTTTCTTTTAATTGACATCCCTCTTTAATTAGAAATCCTTGTAAGAATGAAAATACCTGTCTCCCTTTACCTAATAGCTGGCAATGAAGAATCACACATCAAGCGAGTCATTGAATCATTTAAGCCCATCGCAGAAGAGATTATTGTTTGTATGGCTGGGGGGTCAGCTACGCCAGACAAGACAGAGGAGATCGCTCTTTCCTTGGGTGCTAAAGTCATTCATTACAAAAACAAAAAAACTGATTGGCCTCACATAGACGATTTTGCTTCTGCTAGAAATACCGCCCTAGATGCTTGTAAAAATGAGTGGTCTATCTGGGTAGATGCTGACGATATAATGGCAGAGGGCGGGGAGAAGGTTTTAGAGGAAGGATTGGAACAAGCTGAAAAAGTAGGGGCTGAAATTGTTTGCTTTCGATATCTAGTTGAAAATGCTGGGTTGAATCCTATTCGAGAGATGGCCTTGAGGAAGGGGTGCGGGAGGTGGAGGAATAGAGTCCACGAAGCCCTTGAGCCAAACGACAGAAATAAGCTATTGGCGATTGATAAGATATTTAGGATTCATAGGCCAATTACAAGCAAGGCAGATTCCGCAGATCGCAATCATCGCATCCTAGCCGATGAACTAACCTCTGCCCCATTCAACCTTTACTACCAGCACCAAGAGTTTTTCTTGCGAGGGCAAATTGATAAGGCGATTGAAGTGGGAGAGAGGGCGTTGGTATTTTCAGACCTAGACGAAACCCTAAAATATGAACTGCTTTGCAATCTAGGCAGATGTTCCCCCACAGAAAAGAGAATGAGATATCTAGGGGAAGCGATTGCGGTGAATCCTATTCGTAGAGAGGCATACTTTTATTTGATGGCCGAATATTCTGCAAGGGGAGATTGGCCGAAGGCTTGGCACGCTGGTCGGGCTTGTATGGCGATGCCCAAACCTAACCTCCACTACTGGAATCAAGTTCACGCAATTTATGAATGGCAAGCCCTTGATGCTTATCGGATGGCTTCAGTTTGCCACGGCCAAAAAGAGGAGGCACAAAAGCTGGCGAATATGTATCCCAAGCCAAAGATCAGCGTAGTTCACGCCACAAGGGGCAGACCTCACATTGCTTTCTCAAGAAAGATGCAATGGCTGGCTTTAGCGAAAGAACCCCTAGCGATTGAGTGGTTGTTTATGGTTGATCACGATGAGGCGGTTGATTACACCCCGCACGAGGGCAAAAGAGTCAATCCGGGTGGAATCATTAACGCTTGGAACGAAGGGGCAAAGATAGCCAAGGGCGATGTTATTATTCAAATGAGCGATGATTGGAGTCCCCCAAGATACTGGGATGCCCTAATTTTGAGCAAGATCGACAACCTAGAGGCTGAAAGGGTGCTGGCAGTATCAGATGGCCTCCGAACCGACAAACTGCTTTGTATGGCTATCCTAACGCAAAAGAGGCTACGCAAGCAGGGGGGAAATATGTTCCACCCATCCTACCAAGAATCGGACGGCATTTATTCCGATAACGAGTTCACGGATAGAGCCTATGCCGATGATGTGGTTATTGAGGCAAAGGACTTGATCTTTCGACACGAGAACCCAATGTTCGCAGGGGGCAACCCAGACGAGCAACTAAAGAATCACAACAAACCAGAGTTCTATGAGAAAGGAAAAGCAATCTATGAAAAACGAAAAGCAAATAATTGGATGTAGGAAAGCAAAAAAGGGGGAGACTACGAGCAGGCTTGGTATAATTAGATTTGGGAAGTCTCGCCCCGACCCCACCAAATATGTGAAGGTTGATATCACCTATGACGACAAGGCTGAGAAGGAACTTTACGAGGCCGGAATGTTGGCATTAAAACACGACAAAGAAGCAGTCATTCAATATGTTATCGTGAAGGCTCTTACTGGATACGCAAAGTGCAAGAAATAAGCATCCACGACCCCTTCGGCCAAGCCCTTGCAAAATATAGCGAGGGACTAGAAGTAGGGCTAGAGATCGGGGGAGGAACTGGGGACGGCTCGACTCAATGTATTAGAACCAAAAAACTATTCAGCATTGAGAGCCACCCAGACCGCATAGGCCGGCATTCGATGAATCTATCTGCAAGGGGAGGCGTTGCTATCAATGGAACGGCAACCCTATCAAAGCTATGGATGAATAAGAACGATATTGAGGAGTTTTATCGAACTACCAAAACAAATCTCAACCAATATCCCCTCGAAACAGTTCTAGGCTGGCACAATGTCTGCCTAGAAACCGCCTTTCCTTATTCAACCAACGCCATCGAGGACATTCACTTTGAGCATAATGTAGACTTTGATTTTGTACTAATTGATGGCTCGCCTTTTTCTAGTGAGGCAGAGTTGCGTTGTGTTCGTCCCTTCCTAGCAGATAAGGCAATCATCGCACTAGACGATGTGAACGACATAAAGAACCACACCAACTACCACAAGCTCAAGGGATTTGCCAAACTGCTCTGGGAGGATTGGTCGGTGCGTAATGGGGCGGCCATCTTTCAATTATGCTAACCATCTTTACCATCGTTCTCAATGGGATGCCTTTTATCGAGAGACATCTAGCAGAATTTCAAAAGCTCAAGATTCCTTGGCAATGGAGGATTGTGGAGGGAGTGGCCGAGCCGCTAGGATGCACTCGCTGGTGCAATCAAGTTCCCGACAAATGGCATAAGGACTTCAAAAGCATAGACGGAACGCACGAATATCTCCAAAGCATCCAAGGCGGTAATGTTATCATTCACAGCCAAGGCAAGGCATTTAGTGGGAAGCTAGAGATGATTCAGCAAGCCCTTTTTGGGGTAGATTCTGGGGTTGTGATGGAGGTAGACGCTGACGAGATGTGGAGAGCAGAACAGATCGAGGGGATTTACGAATGTCTCAAGGGGGCAGAGGATGGGACAACAATGCAGTTCCATTGCAATTTCTTTGTTGGAGAAAATAAGCGAGTAGTTACTAGGGAGGGATATGGCTCGAACTGGTATGAATGGATGAGGGCTTGGAAGTGGGGCAACGGAGTATGTTTTACAAGTCACGAACCTCCTCGGCTGAATGTCGCCTCCCGCCTTGTTCCAAGGGGCGTGAC